TAAAGCTTTTATCCATGATTAGTCTTGTTTTTAATTAATATACTTAGTTTTAAGGTGTATTGCCAAATAAAACATACTTAAGTTTACCTAAAAAACCTGATTTATTGTGCTTTGTATAGCGTCTTAGTTTAGATTCTGCTTGGATTAGCTTAGATTCTGTATCAGAAATCCTCATAAGTGCAGCCATAATCAGCATATCTTGTAATCTAACGTGTTTAACAAGGTCACAACAGTAGTCTTTAACAACAAAGTTAGGTAATTCTCTGACCTCCCTACATTTTATCTCTATTTCTAATTCAATTTCGGGTGGTGGATTACCCATAAGAACATTAAAAAATTCTTTGTGGTTCATATTAGTTTAGTTTAGGGAATAATTTCTGTTCTAATAAATCAACTGCACGATCATCTAGGTTATTTGAGGTCTGTTGGCATATGACACGCAATAGATCTATTATTAATCTCTTGCATCCTGTCGTAGAAAGGAAACGTAATAGTATAGGCTTTAGTATTTTGTACATAGTTTGTTGGTTTTTCCAAACATAGCACACGTTATTGTATCTTGCCTTCTATTCTGCTAACCGCTTGCGACAACTTGTTTAATCTAAAATATATATCACGAATATCACGTTCTCTTCGGTTACTTATGTTGGATAAGATCATAACAAGTGCTGTAGCTGCTGCTCCTATTAACGCTGCGTAAACCTCTGGCATTGCTTTAATTCCTAATTATGCTTAGTATGACTAATAAAACTTAATTATGGCAGAAAAAACAGTCGAAAAGAAAAAAGAATTAGAAGATGACAAACCTGACTATCAGGAGAAAATTACCTTTTTAGTTTCTACTGTAGCCCAAGCATTTATTTTGACTTGGTGTTTGCTAGTTTTGTCTCTTGGATATATAAAACTTCCTAATAACTTGTTTGGTATGGATATTCCAGATCAACCGAGAGTAGATAGTACATTTGCAGCAGGGCTTCTTGGAAATATTCTGGGTGGTTTAGGTATTAGTGTTAACGCTGCACAAGGAGCTAAGAAGAAAAAGAAGGAAGGAGAAAATGGTGCTATTGGTAACTCCAATGGTGGTTATCAAACCATCATAATAAAACAACCAATAGAATTAATTACAAGTAAACCTGATGTTATTAGAGTCGATCCCATTACAGGGAAAGATATAAAGAACAATGGAAAATTAGACAAATGAAAAAACTACTTCCTTTTCTATTTCTCATATCAGCACCAGCTTACGCTGATATAACTCAGAAGTTCACGACATCTGCACAGATTACTGTAGATATGCCGTATTCTGTCACCAATAAACTTGGTACGACTTATTCAATCACAGGTACAAACATCACTCCTAGCGTGACATCAGGAGGTTCTACAACATCTAATGCTATAGGTGGCTTAAATGTAGGCAGCTTAACAGCAGGTGTACCTGCCATGATCCAAACTGATAAAGCAGTAACAACAGCAGGGTCAAGTTTTGCTCTTACTGAATCGGTAACTATGGGAGATGCGACACCTTCTGCAATTACTCCATCATCAGGCATAGCAGCACTACCACACTTAGGAGGTCAGACAACAATAGGTAGTGGAGGTACTCTTGGATCTGGTGCTATGACCTCTCTTTCATCAGGTGTCCATACTTGTAGTGGTGCATTTGGATCGGGTTCTAGCTGTGTTGGGTCAACTTCAGTCCAAATTACCATTGACTAAACTTTGGCTGCTATTAATAATATTATTCCCTCTCAAAACTTTTGCAAATCCAGTAGTACCTACTTTCCGAACAGGAAGTTCTTCAACAAACAGTACTTCTCAAAGTGTAGTAACCGAGAGCATAACCAGTTACCAGTACCGCACAGGGTACACTTTAAGTGTTTCAGGCACGAATATAGAGAGTGCAGATGTTAATGGATATATCAATTCAATTCCTACGGCAGAAGCCACACAGACAGCTAGTGGGATTAACTTCTCATATACAAGTCCTACGTTGGAAGGTGTGCCTAGATGGAAAATAGTAAACGAAGGACAGCCTTTCAGTTTAGTCGAGTCAGTAATTGGAAGTGGTTTGGACACTATAACAAAAATAGATCGGGTCATAAACACCACTACAACAACAACAGTAGAAACTACCTTTGGTCAATAATTCTTGTAATCCTTTGCCCTGCAAGGGTTTTGGCTAACACAACTGTAGCTTCTCCAAGCAGCCAAGCACAGGGAACAGTTAACAATAATGCGACACAAATAATGCCAAATAGCAGCCCTCAGTTCAGGATGTCACAAGGTATTGTATGTAGCTCTCCTAGTCTTACGATTACACCCTATGTAACTGATGCTCATACATATAACTTACCTAGAGAAAGCGTAACCAGACAAAATATTTATAACGAAGATACAGGTGCTATAAAATATGTACAAGAAACACCTAGATTTGAAAAGGATAACTTTAATATTAACTATGGAATTTCAGCACAATTAAATATCCCATTAGGAAAAGCACCATATCTTTGCCATAAAGCAACTGAGATTAATATTAAAAATCAAGAGTTGTTATATAAGAAAACTTCGCTTGAGCTTGCACTCTTTAGACTTAAGGTTTGCTCTGAGCAAGCGAAACTCGGAGCTACTTTTACAGGCAAGTATGCAAGTATTTGTGAAGGGATACAAGTTACAGTACCTCCTAATCAAGTTATTCCACACACTCACGAAATAAAATCAAATGACTAAATTACATTTTGGAATTGCAACTATAGGTTACTTTGGTGCAGCAATCTTAACAGGAGGAATGATATTTCTAGGCAATAGTTATCACAGACTTGCAGATAGTAATAAAGAACTTTCAGGAGATATACAATCACTTATTGAAGCATACACTTCTAGTGAAAAAGATTTTTGTTTGTTAGCACCTAAACCAGACGATTGGCTTATATGGGAAGAGATGCCATACAAAACTTTAAATTAAAAAATTAAACCTTGTCTTTTTTCTTTGTCAGTTTTTTAATTATCTGTTTAACAATAGGCTTCACTAAATTTAAAAGAATCGGAGTAGTCGCAGCCACAGATGCAATAACAGCAGTTGAGACAATAGTGCTAGGAGTAGGTATGTATTGGTCGATGAAAGGTACTTTTTCCCAGACCGCATTACAGGAACCATCTGATATGTCTCGTTCATATTTTACCAACCTTTCAAGTCGAAGCTCATTTTTGAAATCTCCTTCTCTATATGGTGTATTTTTAGGAGGGCATGGTTTATATTCATCTTCTTCTTTTTTATCTTTTGGTATCTCTGCTTTAGGTGGCTTGCCTTCTGGTAAAGGTTGTTTTGTCTGTTCTACTGGTGCAGCTTCTTCAACAATAGTTAATTGATCTGGTACAAAATTTAATGGGTAGAAACTAGGGTACGGACAATCTGTTACCAAGCCGTTTTTGTCTTCTATTATTAAATTCCTATTGCCTGTATTTTTTGTATCTCTGTGGTAATGAGTGCAACCTACTACTTGTACATTCGAGTGGCTATAGTCAGGCACATAGGTATATGGAATATGAACATCAGGTATATGGATCTCAGGAATATGTATCTCTGGTATTTCAGTCATAGGCATCTCTTGGCAGATAGACTTCTACTTCACAGAAACACTTCGGGCAAGATAAGTTAGTCATTGTTGAATACCTAGAATCGTCTGCCATTTCTTGATCGCCATTAAATATAAGTTCAGTCTGGCAATGCCAACAATTCATATTTAAAGTTTAGGAATCGGTAGTGATGGACCTGTTGTTTTTGGTAAACCTTTATCTAATACATTAGGCAATAAACCTTTTACTTCTCTTAACACTTGGTTCATCATCTTAGCTTTAAATTGCTCAGACGTTACATACTTATATGTAAAAAAACCACCGCCACATATTCCTAAGACAAGGATTGTAGATACGATGGTTAAAGCATCAAGAATTTTTCTCATGGTAAAAGAGTCAATAATACGAGCTTGCTCATTAATGAGTTTAGTCGTTCTGCTACTTATAGTAGCAATCAGCCCTCTCTACGTCACTATGGGCTTAATGACTAGGCAGTTGCAAGAAAAGATTAAGTAGTTGGTTCTTCTTCAGATTCTCCCTGTCTATCTTGTAGGATTGCTTGGATCTGCGTAAACCTAGTTTTACATTGGTTTTGAATCTCAACGGCATCGTTGTGCTTTTTAACTACCTCTTGTAGTTCAGCTTGCAATTCTTGGTCTGTCGGTTTGGTCATTATTCAGATGGTTTATCTGCTATTAGTTTAGCCTTCCATGCAGCTTTTACATCAGTAGTCCAAGCTGCTGTACATATTGCTGAAACCTCTGCTGGTTCGCCTGACAAATCAGTATCAACTAAATTATCTGAAGCGTCTAACGTACCAGCTTGCAGTACATATCTTTCAAAAGATCTTGTTAGTTCTTTGCCATCTTTTTTGATGACTGTTGCTTTACGGACTTGTACCGATTTGTATTGACCGACAACTTCTATTTTGTCGTATTCTATTGATTCGCTTAATGCCATTAGGATTAATCTCCGATTAAAACAGTTTTAGGCTTAGTTTTAAGACGTAGCTCGGTCTAATTATGCAGTTATATATTGACCGAAAAGTATAAAGTCTGCATTTGCAAAAATTGCACCTGAATTTCCTGCAATAGCTTGACCAGCACGATTACGGAATATAAGTGTGGTACTGTTTTGTTCTTGGTACAAATACATATTATCTGTCTGAAAAGTATTATTAGCATAACCTACAGTTGCTCCACCATAACCAGTAGAATTATAAGCTCCAGAAGTAAAAGGAAAACTACCTAATGTAAAACCACCACTACTACCAGATCCGTTAATTGCCATATAGATCTGCCAATAAACTATGCGTCCAATTTTTATATAATAACCATATTGATGTGTATATGAACTGACTGTACCACCACTAGCTACAGTAGGACTGAAACTTCCCTCTTCATAATCGTCAAGTGCGTTGGCTGCTGCGGTGTCTGTACCAAAGCATAAACCACCATCATTCCTTAATAATAATTTCTGTGTTTCAGTTCCATTAACGTGTCGCATGAATTTCAAGTGACCACCATTTGGACCATCTTGGAATAAAGCATATCCATCAACAGCGTTATTTTGCTCTAGTAATAACTGAGATTTATTTGTAGCAGGTTTTATATGTAACTGAGCAAGAGGTGTTGCTTCTCCAATACCTACATTCCCAGACGAATCTATACGCATACGTTCTGTTGAGTTAAAATCTCCTGTATGAACTGTTCCAAATCTTATTGTTTCATCAGCACTAATATACAATTCTGCATCAGCGTTTGGAGCATTAAGATAATTT